CCGCTGTTCGGCCTGGCGGGCGCGCTCGGAGGCGTCGCGACGGCCGCCGGCGCCGCGGCCGGCGGGATCGCCGCGATCGCGTTCGGCGGCCTCCAGCGGAAGGCAGAGAACATGGCCGCCGCCTCGAGCCAGTTCGAGGACTCCTCGGAGGCGATGCAGGCGATCTTCAAGGACTTCGGCAGCCAGCTGAAGGAGGCGACCGAGCCGCTCCAGACCGCCGCGAACACCGAGTTCGCGATGGCGGGCCTCGAGGGCGTCATCGAGCTGGTCGGGATCGCCAGTCGCGGGTTCGCGCAGATGTCCGGGACGTTGCGTGAGGTGGGGTCGATGTTCGGGGGTGAAATCCTGGCATCGGCCCCTGCTGTCTTCGACGAGCTCGACACGACCCTGACGGCACTGATGCCGTCCCTCGAGGCGCTCGCGTCGATGCTCGGCGACGTCCCGCAGCTCATCGCGTTCCTACGCGAGAGCACCGTCCGCGTCCAGTCGGAGATGATCGGGCTCGGTGGTGCTGTCGTCGACGCCGCAGCGGGGCTGACCACGCTCGGGGTCGCCATCCTCGACCTGGTCCTCCCGGTGCTGAACCCACTGCTCAGCCTCATCGGGTGGACGGCCACGCTGATCGGCTCGCTCCCGGAGCCAGTCCTGGCCGCAGCCGGGGCGTTCGCGGTCTACACAGCTGTGGTCGCTGTCTACGGGAGCGTCGCCGGCGCCGCGGCAGCTGCGACCGGCGTGCTCGCCGGCGCCATCGGCGTGATCACGGCGCCGATCTCCGCGACCGCCCTGGCGATCGGGGCGCTCATCGGCGCCGTCGTCGGCATCATCACGTACTTCGGCCTCTGGGGCGACATTATCGGCTTCGTCAAGGGCGTCTGGAACGCCCTCGTCGAGATCGTCGAGTTCGCCATCCAGGTCACGTACGGGATGATCCTCGCGATCGAGGACCTGCTCGGACCGCTGACGTTCCTCCTCGGGCCACTCGGGGTCGTCATCTGGACGATCGCGAACCTCGGGGAGATCATCAAGTTCGTCGGCGGCGTCTTCGACTGGTTCATGGGCGTCGTGGACACCGTCATCTCGACGGTGATGGGGTGGGTCGACACCGCGATCGGCGCCATCCAGCAGCTCATGGACTGGGCGATGTCGGTGGTCAACGCCATCCCGGGCGTCTCCGTCGACTTCGGCGACGTCCAGGAGACCGTCAACCTCGACGGTCTGAAGGCCGGCGAGGAAACCGAGTCCGCGCCCGAGGACGAGGACAAGGGCCGGACGAAGGAGGAGTCGAAGAACCACTACGACTTCCGCGGCGCCAACTTCGGGGACTCCTCGCAGTCCCAGGTCGAGCAGACGGTCACCGAGGCCGTCCGGAAGGCGAACAGCGAATCGCGGGCCCGCGAGGACGGCCAGCAGTTCTGACCACCCATGAGCTCTAACGAAAACATCACGGACGAGCGCCGGCCCACTGCCCGGCTCGGGGACATCGAGTTCGCGTTCGAGCATCCTCAGCTGAGCAACCAGGGCTCGGGGAAGTACGTCCAGCACGAGGTCCTCCCGCTCTCCGAGGAGGACGACCGCGCGATGGTACTCCAGCCGATGGGCCGCGAGGCCCGCGACTGGACGCTGCGCGGGACCTGCTACAAGGAGACCGCCAACACGCTCGACGACATGATCGGCACGGTCGTCAGCCTCCGGCACTCCAGGCACTCCGGCGACGTCTACATCAGCGACGTCAGCACGGACCCGCAGGGCGTCGAGGACAGCACCGGCTGGCGCTACGACTACATCGTCGACCTGATCGAGGTGGTGTGAGTGCCCATCGAGACTCGGCCTGTCTACGGAGAGGTGCGCGCCGCCGGCGAGACGTACCGCATCGTCTCCGGCGGCACCTCCGGGACGTCCCACCAGACCGAGCTCGACACGGGCCTCACGTACAAGAGCGACCGGTACAACACCGCCGGGAAGCTCGACGTCACCGTGCTCTCGGAGACGGACATCCCCGAGGAGGTCGACGCCGAGGTCTACCTCCGCGACACGCTGGTGTTCCGGGGGACGATCCGGAACTCGAAGCCGGGGATCTCGCTGCGGATCCGGCTGAACTGCTACGACGCCGTCGCGGACCTGAAGCGGAACACCCTCTCGGGGACGTACAACCGCGCCTCGATCACCGAGATCACCGAGGCCGCGCTCGCCGAGGCCGGCGTCACCGGCCAGGTGGACCTCCCGCAGGTCCGCGTCTCGCCGTCGTTCGACGAGACCCGCTGCGACAAGGTGCTGAAGAAGGTCGCCCGCTGGGGCGACGCGGCCTGGTGGGTGTCCGCCGGGAACGAGGTCGTCGTCACGGAGAACATCGCGGCGGAGACGGAGCGCCACGAGGCCGAGCTGATCCGGGACGCCTCCCCGGGGAAGCGGACGCCCGCCTACCAGAGCGTGCGCGTCATCGGCTCGAGTCCCGTCTCCCGGCGCGGCCTCGGCTACCGGTACATGATCTCGAGCTCGCCGATCGTCGCGACGGCCGGCACCGGCACGCCGCGGTTCACGCTCCGGGACAACGACATCCAGACCCAGGAGCAGGCGCAGAAGGCGGCCGACGCCATCCACAAGCGCCTCCAGGCGCAGCAGAAGTCGGGCTGGATCGAGCTGGTCGGCAACGAGTCGATCCGGCCGTTCGACACGGTCCAGATGCCCGAGACGCTCGGCGGCGAGGAGTACCTCGTCTCCGCGATCAAACACACCCTCGACTCCAGGAGCGGGTTCGTCACGCGCTGCAACCTCGGGGGACTCATCGAGGCCTAACACCATGACTGACGAAGAACTCGAGAACACAGAGCGCGCTCGCATCCTGAAGGTCATCCGGGACGAGATCCGGATGCCGCGCATCGCCGAGGTCGAGGAGGTCTACACGCACAGCGACGTCGACGACACCTCGAACCACGAGGCCGACCTCTCGATCCCGCCCGGCCCGCACGAGATCCGGAGCCACGACCGCGTCCCGATCGCCGTCCCGACGTCGGGCGCGCTGACGGTCCCGGAGCCGAACGACCTCGTCCTCGTCGAGTACCTCGCCGGCGACGGCGACGAGCCGATCATCACGCAGGTGGTGTACGGCGACGCTCCCGACGACCGCGCCCCGATCGGCGACGTCGGCGACGTCCAGTTCAGCCGCGGGGACCTGTCGGTGAAGGTCGCGGGCGACGGCTCGTTCGCGCGCCTCGCGAGCGGCGCCGGCGACGGCTCCCCGGACCTGGTCGTCGAGCTCGACGACTCGGGCCAGGTCGTCCTCGGGAACCCGGACGGCGACCTGCAGCCGGTCGCCCGCCAGGGTGACGCCGTCGAGGACGACGCCGGGAACCAGATCGGGACGATCGTCGACGGGAGCGCCGACGTCGAGTCGAGCTGACGCAGGCCTGTCGACCACGAGAGGTGCTTTTCATGCCAGACACAGACCCCACCGAAGCGGAGATGTACGGCCGCGGGCTCTCGTTTGGGGCCCGCTGGGACTTCGAGACGAGGGCCGGCTCGCTCGCGCTCGCCGAGGGCGAAGACGTCCTCGGTCGCGACCTCGCGTTCGGAGCGACGCTCGAACTCGGCGACCTGCTCCACGAGCGGCTCACGCCCGACCTCGCGGAGGAGATCAAGATCGCCGTGAAGCGCGTCGCCCGTCGCGACGGTCGGATCCAGCGAGTCGTCGAGCCCGTCGAGGTCAGACGTACCGATGACGCCGGGACGGCCGAGGTACAGCTGACCGTGGTCGCGGAGACCGGCGAGCGCGGCGAGTTCGTCCTTCCACTGTAGGAGATCACGATGGTACTTGAACCAGAACAACAAGAGCAGATCTACGAACGCATCAGGGACGCCATCGCGGCAGCGTCGGCGATCACGAACTTCAGTCCGAACAGCCCCGAGCGGGCGATCACGGACGACGGGTTCAGCGCCGAGATGCGCGAGCGCCAGCACGAGGCGCTCGCCGTCCAGCTGTCGGCGTACATCGACTACGCCGGCAAGGAGATCACCGAGCAGGACCTCGACGACCTCGGCGTCGACGCCGAGCGCGTCGACCTCGAGCTGCTGAACTCGTACATCGAGTCCTCCGACCTGGACGCGCTCGCGAAGCGGTACTCCACGTTCCGGGACCCCGGGACCTTCGCGACCGGCACGGTCACCTTCGAGACGTCGGCCGACGAGGTCCTCATCCCGAACGGGACCGTCGTCGGGACGCAGCCCGACGCCGATGGCGAGTACCTGGCGTTCTTCACGACCACGGAAGTTGTATCGCCCCAGGGAGAGAGCTCCGTCGACGTCGACATCGAGGCCGCCGAGCGCGGCACCGACTACAACGTCGGCGCCGGCACGATCACGTTCCTCCCCCAGTCCGTCCCGGGCGTCGGCGGGAATCCGCCCGTCACCAACCCCGAGGCCACGACCGGCGGGGAGGACGAGGAGACCGACGAGGAGCTGCGCGCTCGCGCGAAGGAGTCGCTGGTCGGCACTTCCGGCGGCGGCACCCTCCAGGGCGTCGAGAACGGCCTCATCGCTGCCTTCGCCGGCCTCGACAGCGAGAACGTCGAGATCGTCGAGGACACCGACGAGAACACCTTCGACTACGTCGTCGACGGCGGCCCGAGCGACGACGCGCTGCGGGACAAGATGGACGAGCTCCGCCCGGTCGCCATCGAGGGCACGCTCGTCCGCCCGACGCAGGTCACCCTCGACATCACCGCCGACGTCTCCGGCTCCGACGTCGACGTCGCGGCCGTCGAGGAGGACCTCCGCACCTACGTCGGCAACCTCGGCCTCGGTGACACGTACGTCATCGACCGAGTGATCCAGACGATCATGAACGCCGACGACGGGATCGAGGGAATCGACTCCCTGACGACGACCGCCGTCGACGAGGTCCACACGTACCAGGCCGGCACGAGCGTCTACGCGCTCGACCGCGCCCCGATCGTCGCGGGCTCGGTCGCGAACGTCGAGGACGACTCCGGCGACCAGTACGAGAAGGGGACCGACTACCAGGAGGTCGACGACTCCGGCGACGGCACGCCGGACGCGATCGACTGGTCGATCGGCGGCGCCGCGCCCGATGACGGCGAGACGTTCACCGTCGACTACCAGGTCGACCACGACGTCACGTTCGGGACGCAGGAGAAGTCGGTCGTCGGGGACGCCACGGTGACGGAGGTCTAAGATGGCCGAGGACACCGACCAGACGCTCCGCGGCCGCCTCCCGTCGCTGTTCCCGCTGTACGACGACTCGATGGAGTTCGAGCCCTGGCTCGACGCCCACCAGGGCGAGCTCGACGAGTTCGATGCGGATCTCGCGCAAGTCAAGGACGAGATCCACATCGAGACTGCGACCGGCCAGGAGCTGAACCTCATCGGGAACGAGTACGGCGTGCTCGGGCGGCGCCGCGGTCGCGACGACGACTCCTACCGGGCGTACCTGATGTCCCTGATGGCGTTCTTCCAGGGCGTCGGGACCATCCCGGGCGTCAAGCAGGCCGTCTCCTCGGGCCTGCTCGTCGACACCGATGTCGTCGACGTCCTCGAGGACTTCGACGCGAACAAGTACGAAATCGAACTCACGGACTGGACCGCCCACGAGACGGGCACCGTCCGTACCCTCGCCGACCTCGCCGACCCGCTCGCTATCGAGCGCCTGGATCCGGTTCACTACCTGCTCGAGGGCGATACGGTGACGCCGACCAGCAGCGGGACGCGCGTCATCACGTCGACGAGCGGCCTGGGAACCGGTGAGCTCGGCGAAGGTACCCTTTCCTGACAACCAACCATGACAAGCACCATCACAGACGACGGACTCGAATGGATCGGCGATAGAGCAGCCGGACTGGCATCCGGCCCGATCGACGCGGTCGCGGTCGGTACCGGCACCGACCCGCCATCGATCGACGACCAGGAGCTCCAGGAGGAGCAGGCCCGCGACCTGGACGGCGTCTTCGAGGCCGGTCACGGCATCGAAGAGTACGCCATCGAGGTCTCCGGCGGCCTCGAGGTACCGGCCGACACGGCGATCACGGAGTTCGGCCTGTTCGCCGGCGACGTCCTGGTGCTGCGCGAGGTCCGCGCTCCGGTGACGGTCAACGCCGGCGAGCGCTCGGAGTTCCGTGTGCCGCTGGAGCAGACGAGGTGACCGATGGCGGACCACAGCTTCCCGCAGTCGGGTGACCCCGACGACGCGGCCAACTTCGCCGAACACCTCGGCCGGTCGAACATCACCGACTACGTCGAGTACGGCCTCGAGCTCCAGAACATCGACTACGGCGCCCTGACGTTCGACGTCTCCGAGGGGAAAGCGTACCTCCTCGGGGACACGGCGACGGCGGCCTCGACCGGCGAGACCCGCCATCGCGTCGACCACGTCGTCCACCTGGACGCGCGCGCCGGCCTCGCGCTGACCGACGGCGCCGTGAACCACGTCTTCGTCGACGGGAACATCGGCACGAACGACTCGCCGACGATCGTGGTGAACACGACCGGCGCGGCGCCGTCGGACTCGTCGCTGAAGATCGGGGAGATCGACACCAGCGCCGACACGGCGACCGAACTGAACCGTGCTCCGGAGGGGACGTTCGAGGTGGCGACGATCAACGAGACGCTGACCATCCCGAGATATGCAACGAAATCCGACATTCCAACCGACATGCCAGAGGGATCGATCGCCTACGACGAGGCCGAGGACATGCTCTACATCGAGGACGGGACCTGAGGTGATCTGATGACACTCCGACCAATCGGTAAGACCGATGAAGATATCGAGGACGTCGTCGCCGCGCTGCTGGCTGCTGGGAACGGGCTCGACGTCACTTACGACGACGAGAACGGAACGCTGACTGTCGACGTCTCGCAGAACGCGATCGGGACCGGCGAGCTCAGTTTCGAGACGGCGACCCAGGACGAACTCGACGCCGTCGAGAGCTCGGCAGCGGACGCTCGAACCGACCTTCGGTTCGCGCTGTACCCCGAGGAGGTCGACGCGTCGACGCGAGACTCCTACTACCAGAACTTCGCGAAGTTCGCGGACTCCGCAGCGATGACGAGCATCGCTGCCTCGTCGGTCGTGATGGACGAGGTCAGCGAATCCGAGACCGCGATGGATGCGGTCAGCACGTCCTCGACGGCGATGGACGCGGTGAGCACGTCCTCGACGGCGATGGACGCGGTGAGCACGTCCTCGACGGCGATGGACGCGGTGAGCACGTCCTCGACGGC